CGCGCTCCAGACCCGTGAAGAGGAGCTGGAGGAAGCGGTGAAGGAGATCACCGCCGAGACCGAGGAGGCCGTGAAGGCTGAAGTGGACGCCGCCGTGGCGGAGTTCGAGGCCGAGGTCGCCCAGGTCGAGGCCGACCAGGCCACCGCCCAGCAGGAGGTCGTGGACCTTCAGCAGGAGATCTCCGATCTCCAGTCCGAGCTGGACGAACTCAACAAAAAAGTCGAGGGCGACAAGGATCCCGCCGAGGAACCCGCGCCTGAAGATGAACCCGCGGACGATGAAGCCCGCGCAGAAAGGAAGGTATCGAAAATGAACATCCGCTCCATGTTTGGCACTGCCACCCAGCGCGCCGCCCTCTTCGCCCGCGAAGATGTGAAGGCGTTTGCCCAGCGCATCCGTGACCTGGGCAAGTCCAAGCGCTCCGTCTCCGGCGGCGAGCTGCTGATCCCTGAGATCATGCTGCCCATGATCCGCGAACAGGTGGAGCAGAACTCCAAGCTGCTCAAGTACGTCAATCTCCAGTCCGTGCACGGCACCGCCCGCGAGACCATCATGGGCACCATCCCGGAGGCCGTCTGGACGGAAATGTGCGCCAACCTGAATGAGCTGACCCTCACCTTCAATGACGCTGAGGTGGACGGCTACAAGGTCGGCGGCTTCATCCCCGTCTGCAACGCCCTGCTGGAAGACAACGACGTCAACCTGGTCTCCCAGATCATGTTCGCCCTGGCCCGCGCCATCGCCATCGCCCTGGACAAGGCCATCCTCTACGGCACCGGCACCAAGATGCCCATGGGCATCGTCACCCGTCTGGCCCAGACCCAGGCCCCGGCCAGCTATCCCAGCACCGCCCGCACCTGGGTGGATCTGCACACCACCAACATCAAGACCATCACCGCCGCCAACTCCACCGGCATCAAGCTCTTCCAGGGCCTGCTGGGCGCGTTCGGCGCCGCGAAAAAGAAGTACGGCGCGGGCGGCAAGTTCTGGGCCATGAATGAGGCCACCCACATGACCCTGGTCTCCGAGGCCATGAACTTCAACGCCAACGGCGCCATCGTCACCGGCATCAACGGCACCATGCCCGTCATCGGCGGCGATATCGTCGAGCTGGACTTCATCCCGGACAACGTGATCATCGCGGGCTACGGCGAACTGTATCTGCTGGTGGAGCGCGCTGACATCCAGCTGGCATCCTCCGAGCACTTCATGTTCACCGCCGACAAGACCGTCTACAAGGGCACTGCCCGCTATGACGGCCTGCCCGTGATCGCGGAGGGCTTCGTGGCCATCGGCATCAACGCCGCCACCGTCGCCGCCAACGCCGTCACCTTCACCGCGGACACCGCGAACTCCTGATGCGGACGGGGAGGTGACACCTGATGGTCAATGAAGAGACCGCCCTGACGCTGGTCAAACAGCGGCTCAACCGGCTGGAGGGTGACACCTCCCTGGACGCTTATTTCCAGCAGCGGATCACCGCCGCCATCGAGGAGCTGACCAACATCGGCATCCAGCTGAACCATACCACGGAAGACCTCCTCCTGGTGGTCGATTATACGGTCTGGAAATACCAGAACCGTGATGTGGCGGGCGGGATGCCGGATTGGCTCCGGCTCCAGCGCCGGGAGCGCTGGCTCCGGACGGGAGGCGCGTCATGATCCTGGATACCGGTATCTGCTCCGTCTTTCGCAAGATGGAGATCGCCATCCCCGGCGGGATGCCGCGGCATGAGTACAAGCTGCTCCACCAGGGCTGGTACGGGGAGCTCAACTTTGAGACCTCCCCGGCCCGCCCCACGGAGGGCCGCTCAGAGCTCAGGACCGACGCCCGGATCCGGATCTGGCAAAACCGCTTCATCCGTCAGAATGACGTGGTGGTGCTCCGGGACATCGACAGCCTGGAGGAGCGGGAAGAGGGCGAAACGGTCTACCGCGTGAACCGCGCCTTCCACGGCACGGATGACGCCGGACCGACGCCCATCTCAGATCTGTCATTGGAGGTGTATGAGCCATGACTTTGACAGAGATCCGTGATCTGCTGGTCACCGCCGACCCCGCCATCCGGCACTACTTCTCCATGGAAGAGGATAAGGACTATTCGTTCTGGGAGGAGACGCGCCGCCTGCCCTTCACGTCCGATGACGGGCATGATGAGGGCTGGCGCTTCTACGTCCACCGCTATACGCGGCAGGAGGTGGATCCCGTCGCCATCGCCCTCTTCCGGATCCTGGACGCGGACCCGCGCGTGGCCGTGATCCATACCATCGACTTCGACCAGGACTCCGGCTATATCCACCATATCTACGAATGTGAGGGATACTGATGTCCATCGACATGTCCGGCCTGGATGAGCTGATCCGCGATATGAATCGCCTGGGCGAGAACACCGGCGCCATCGCGGAGGCCATGGTGGACGCCGCCGTGGTCGAGATCCGGGACGCCTGGAAGGAGACCGCGGAGGATTACGGCTATCACGCCAGCGGCGAGATGATCGAGTCCATCGGATTCCCGGACGCCACCGTCAAGACCGCGTCCATGCTCTACCGTGACGTCTATCCCCAGGGGAAGGACAGTAAGACCGGCGTCCGGAACGCGGAGAAGGCTTTCTTGCAGCACTACGGCTACAAAAAGAAGGACGGCAGCTATTGGGTGGACGAGGCCGAGGCCCGCGCCGCCCCGCGCGTCGCCGCCCGCCTGGAGAAGATGTGGGCCGACTTCCTGGAGACAGGGAAGATCCCCACCGTCAACACCGGCGGCTCCGCGATCACTACACACAAAACATAATCACGCGGGCGGATCAGGTGATCCGCCTCTACATCCTACTTCCTGACTCCTCATTGGAGCGACTGAAAGGAGCGACACACATGGCATTTATTGGAATGCGCTATCCGGTCGTGGCGAAGCTTGCCAGCCACACCGCGGGCTCCGCGCCCACCTATGACGCGGGTATGTACATGGGGAAGGCCATCAACGCCAACCTGACCATCACCCGGAACAACAACCCGCTCTACGCGGACGATGCCCTGGCGGAAGATGATAACTCCATCTCCGCCATGAGCCTGGAGATCGGCCTGGATGACCTGCTTGAAAACGTCCAGGTGTACATGCTGGGCACCAAGGAAGTCGGCACCGGTGCCGATGTGGTCTACCGGGATACCGACGCCTCCGCCCCGAACGTCGGCGCGGGCTACATCCGCGTCCGCCGCAAGAACGGCGTCACCAAGTACCAGGCCGTCTGGATGTATAAGGTCGTGTTCGGCCAGGAGTCCGAGACCTCCCAGACCAAGGGGGAGAACATCGAATGGCAGACGCCCACCATCATGGGCCGCGCCGCCGCCATCGATGTGGACGGCTCCGGCGACCGCGCCTTCCGTGATAAGAAGGTCTTCGATACGGAGGCCGCCGCCCTGACCTGGCTGAAGGGGAAGGCGGGCATCACCGGAAACCCTTCGTAACCGGCCTGGCGTCATTGACCGTGGCCAGTTCGGATAGTTCAGTTGTGCCAGCGGAGCCGCCGCTGACCCCGGCCTTCTCCTCCGACCAGCTCAACTATACGGTCAGATATGCGATCCCGCAGGATGCCACCGCCTACAGCTTCCCCATCTCCGCGATCCCCACGCTGAGTGATTCCCAGGTGGGATTCACCGGCCAGGGCGACAGCATCGCCACCCTGGATGAGCGGACGGTGATCTTCAACGAGGGCGAGTATATCCACATGACCACTCAGGCGGATCCGTGGGAGTACACGGTCACCATCCGCGTCTGTGATCCCGGCTACAGCCCCACCGGGCTCTACATCGGCGTCACGGACTATTACAAGGATTATACCGTCACCTTCCAGTTCGTCCCCGGATGGATCGGACAAGAATAACACTCAGCCCAGGATGAGGAATCATCCTGGGCCTTTTCCGTATTTCATGGAGGTTGAACATGAAAACATTCCCCGTCACCATCGGAGGTAAGACCCTTCACCTGGCCTTTACGCTGGACGCGCTGGCCAACATGGAGGATCTGATCAAAAATTTCGATATTTCAAAAGTCTCAGAATACGCCCGCTCTCCCCGCGGCCTGGGCGACCTGGTCTACTGTATGGCCGAACAGGGCGAGCTGCTGGAGGGCCGGGAGCTTTCCGTCTCCCGCGCCTGGATCGGCGCCC